CGGCGTCCATTGCTTCTTTGCGCTCGTTCTCATCGCGCTTGTTCTCATCCTCGCCGGTCTCTTTATTTTCAATGGTTTCACCGAGGTCTCTGGCGCGCTTGGCGTCGGCGGCCTTTTTATCGGCGGCTTTCTTGTCGCGCGCCTTGCGATCACGGGCACGTTTCTCGGCCTCTTTCTCTTCCGTCTCTTCTGCCTCGTCCTCACCCTTTGGCGTCATTTTGAGGCCAGGAACCTTCAACGGCTCATCCATCGCGGCCTCTTCGTCGTCATCCTCATCCCGAGCGCGAGCCCGAGCATCGGCTGCGAGGCCATTATAAGTGGCAATCAGAACCGAATCCATCGCCAGTGACGGGTTGAGGCCAGCGGCTCTTTGATCGAAATCAGCCGCAAGCTGTATAAAAGCTGCTTTGGTTTTCACAGTCATAACTGACTTCTCCATTAAAGGTTCAGAATCGCCTACCATTACATCAGGCCCGGCGCGGCCCTTTTCCACAAGAATGACGTGATTGCCTACGATGTTGCGCATCACGCCGTCATATTTTTGACCTTCAAATTCTCCCGGCGTCATGTCCGGCGTATATCGGTAGCCGCACGATAATTCGCGCTGCTCGCCGCTCTCGATCCGCTTGATTGCGTCGGCGTCCCAAATGGCGAGATCGGCTTTTAGAAATTGTCCATCGAATCGCGGATTATAAACCGCGCCCACGACCACTTCGCGATCATGGTCAGTAGCCGATTGGCCTTTGTGAACAAGTTGAAGGGGCTTCCCCTGGAAAGTTTCAGCACCTTTTTTGAGTTCGGTGGGATCACGGAGCAGTTTGTATAACTGATGCGGCTTGAGTCCCATCTCTTTAGAGCCTGGGATTTCTTGACCGTAATAGCCATTGATAACCGCCTTAGAAATCGGGGTTTGATCAACATGCAAGTGGCCGTCAACGTCTTTGGAGCGGATCGAGAGTTTATCGAAAGCCAGCGCATCACCGGTATAACCGTTCGAGTAGGCCGCCTCCGCCTGCTTTTCGGCTTGCGCGCGGGTCGGATAGCATTTGCCTTGGCTGCCCCATTTATAGCCGGAGCCGCCGCCGGGAAGTTCACAACTGTGAACGGGCATCATTTAACTCCAGGAATAATTGACCTTGAAAAACACCGGCAATTGATCAATTCACCCGGCCAAATCCACTCGCCGTCAATGAACGCGCCCTCTGCCACATTATAAACCAAATTATCCCGCCCGGCCTTTACATGCCCTGGGCGCGGATGGCGGCCGGCGGCTGAATGCCGCCAAATCGCCTGCGTTATTCCGGCCTCTTGCTGCCTGGTTTTAACCACGACAGCGGTGGCCTTTTCATTCTGATCCCGCGCGATCAATGCCGCGCGGCGTTTCGTAACTCCAAACTGCTCTTTCAGCACCTTGGCGAGATATCCCATATCCCGGCCTGCCGCGACGGATCGCATAACGTGGCCCTGAATCTGGGTCAGATACTCCGCAGGAATCGACTTGATCAGCGCCACATTCTCGTTCACGACGGCGGTGTAGGCATCGCGCATCGCAGGGGTAAAATGCCACTTAACCGTCATTCCAGCCTTGCGAAAAGACGAAGTAAACGAGGCGTCGGCTTGTCCTAGAGCGCGCGTCGCGAATTGCTTAGCGACATCCCGCGCCACAGAATCGAAGTGATCCTGCCATCGCCGGGAGAGTTTATTCATCTCCTGGTTTAGTTTGACCGCCGGGGTAGCTTCGTCAACCGCTAGTGGTGGCGTCGCGCGGTATGCCGCTTTGATCCACCACAGAACCGACCGTGCCATTTCGTCAATCAGCGCATCCAGCCGTTTTTGATAGGCCATCTGCACGGATATGTTGGGCCGCACAGGAGATAGGAGTTTGCGCTTGCCATCCGGGGATTTCAGCATTTAGACCCCCTGCCGCTCCTGCGATTGCGTCTCAGCTGTTATTTCACCGCCACGAGTTGACGGCCCATCCTCCATTTCTGGCGGTTCGGGAGGCGGACCCTCCAAACCATGAAACGGCGATTGTGGATCGGCAGCGACGGCAACTCGAATATCCTCAGCACCAATGGCGCCCGCGTCAGCCAAAACAGCCATCGTATCCGCCTTTGTTTTTTGCACGGCGGCTTGTCCGGCCTCATCTAGCTGCCATAGCGGCACCCATTCGTGAACGATTCCGCAGTCAATGTTCCCCCAGCGATTAAGTTGGATCAGGTCAATCACGCGGCGGATATTAGCATCGAACAACGCCACCTGAGACGCCTTGATCCAGTCATACCAGGTGCGGATTTCGCCGTCAGTCGAAGCATTCATTCCCGTGGGCGTGATCCCGAAAAGCACGACTAGCGGAGTTTTCCAAACCGTGGCCTGGCGCTCCTGCGCCTGCGACATTAACGCATCAAGCGAAGTCAACGGCGTGGTTACGTTGGCAAATTCCTCGGTGTCTTTGTCGATCACAAACACGCCACGGTTATCGCGGGCCTGATTGAAAGCGACTAACCGATTGATCAACGCCTGCAACGCGCCAGGCTGAATCATCGCGTCAAACGCGGTTTTCAAGATCGGCGTGCTGAAAGATTTCACCAACGAGTGAATGTGCCGCCGGGTGGATAGAAAATCCTCAACGTATGGTTCGGCAATCTGTGTAAGGGATAACCCGCCGAATTGATAGGCGGGCTTCAAAACGTCAGGCAATTCCCGCGATACGAAACGCATCAGGCGTGAACAATGGACTTCTTTATTCATCACCAGCCACGATGCCGGATTGTAATAATGCGGATGCAGGGGATCGGTGCTGTTCCACGGGCCGGGGTAGGTCCAGATTGGCTCCACAATGCGGAAGCCCTTTAGCGAATCCTTTTTCATCTTGGCGGGATCGAGCGCTAATTCGGTGCGCAGTTCGGCGGGATTGTCTGACGCGCCGGTATCCACATAAATTAGTCCGATGCCGTAAAACCCATCTTGCTCGGCGGCCTTGCGAAAAACGTCCTGCACCCGAAAGCGTTCGAGATCATCCATGATCCCCTTTATCCGCTCTGATTTATCCTCCTCTCCGGTGCTTTTCAGTTCCAGCCACTTCCGCGTCATTTCTTTCGCGGTGATTTCGGAACCTCGGCGATATTCGGGGCGCTGCGTCTGCTCGGCGAGATACGGGTAACCCTGAAATCCAAGCCCTACACCATACTGGCCGCCGGTCACCCATCCCGATATCGGCAGCGGCAAACCCACATCGTAAGCCATGCCGTCCATTGCCATTGTCGGCAACGTGATCCCCGGGAGCGGCGCGGGTGCCTTGAACACATCGGCGCGCGTCTTAATCGGTGGCGGACCCCACGCGAACCCGCCGGCAGCAGGAGCGTCGTCCAATCCCACAACGCGAGTGGCGCGGGCGGGGGGTGTTAAAATCGGCTGCGGAGCGACCTTACGGCGAAACGGCCACATCAGAGCGCGCGTAAAAGTTCATCCGAGATAATCTTCGGACCGGCCTTCGCCGTCAGCATCATAAAAGCGCGGCTCAGTGCGTCCACTTGATCATCCTTCGTACCACTCGGGAAAGAGGCGAATTCATTGATAAACGGGGCGTTCCATGCCGCATTGACTAAGAAAAAATTCCCCACGTTAACCTGCGAAGCAACCGGCGCAGCGCGTTCGGTCTTGTCGCCGCTCTCAGGCGAGGATTCGACGCGATAGCCAGCTAACTGCCGCGTAAAATATAAAACCTGGGCCTTTCCAGCTTGACCTGGATCTTGAGGCAGCCCCACTGTGACGCCGGGGCCGTCCTGACGCGCGGTGTTTAGGATCGCCCGCTCTACCTCATCAGGTCCGCCACGAAATCGCACCACATTAACGACCACAAACCGGCCATCGTACATGCGGCGCAGGCGAATTCCTACCGTCCAATCCGGGTCTTTGGTGCCGACCTGCTTTGTGGCGGCAATATCCCAGGCCCGAACGTCGCGCCCGCCAACCGGGGCTTCCGGTATCACTTGCAGGAAAACTGCCTTGAATAGAGCCCCCTCTAGCGGCTGGGGATTTTGCTGGTAGAGCGCGGACCAATCGCGCATCTCGCCATTGATTTCTGCCTCAGATTTCGCATGGCGTAACTCTTCGGCGTAATTGTATGTATCATCGCCCCATAACCACTCGCCTGGCTCGCGGCCTAGCGGATCGTTTTCTACCGCCTGGGCTGGGATTGAAACCACATCCCATAGGTGGGGTTGATATTTGAGTAAGCGGCCCCCGAGATCATCCTCGTGCCACCGCGTCATAACGAGCAGCACAGGCGCGCCGGGCTTTAATCGAGTGCGCAAGGTAGAAGAATACCAATTCCACACCCTATTACGGTCCGCCTCTGAATCAGCGGTTTGACGATCCTTCACCGGATCATCGATGATGGCAAGATCGGCACGGCGTCCAGTGATCGGCCCACCCACGCCGGCAGGTTTGTAATTCCCGCGCCGTGTGGTGATCCAGCCCGCTACCGA